TCGGCGTCGTCGGACTTCATCGCCAGCTTGATTCCGGCGCGTTTGGCGGGGGCGGGCTTGGCTTCCTCGGCTTCCGGCTCGTCGGCCACATCGGCGAAGACGGCAGACAGACGGGTCGGCAGGTTGATGTTGAATCCCCGCTGGCCAAGAATCGCACTTGTCGCCTCGGGGCCGTAAATGTTGGCAATCCGGTCATACTCCTCGGCGTGTTTGACGGCCTTCTCGCTGGTGCTGTCAGGCATACGGAGCACGCCGTCAACGCCGTGGATGCCGATGAGCACGCCGATTTCCGGCACGGACACGTTTTCGCGGAGGACGGTGTTGGTGAGATCGCCGCCTCGGGCGACCAGAACGGAGCAATGTTGCATGGTGGTGGTTTGGTTTGGTTATGAAGAAAGTGAGAAGGGGAGGGACCGTTTGACCGGCCCCTCCCCCGTGAATCGCGCTTAGGCGATGGCGTGAACCCCGCAGGAGTTCAGGCGCTTGGCGACGGTGCCGCCGGTCCAGGTCATCGAGCGGTAGAGGGCGTATTTGTCCTCGGGCCGCGCCGGTGCGTGGATCTTGTTGTCCTCGCCTTCCATGACATAGAGGCAGAGAGCATCCGTGTCGATGAAATAGCAACGCTTCGAGTAGTCGATTGCGCCGCCGACGATGGTCTGCAAGTCGTCCATCGTCGGGTCATAGACGAAGGTGCCGATCCCGTTGATCGTCACCGATGGGCTGGCGATGTTACGGGTGCCGGCCACTCCGGTGTTGGAATACTGCGACTTGGCGGCGACCTCCGCTTCGAGGGCGTCGAGGAACTTTGATCCGCAAAGGATCAAGTTCGGCTTGCCACCGTAGCGGGACAACTGGCGCACTTCCTTGCGGAGAGCGGTGGTGAGGGCGTCCGATCCGGCGGTCGTAGTGACCAACGGGCGGCTTCTCCACCAGGTGCTCGTCGCACGGTTGATGCCGCCGACAGTGCCGGTGGCCACCGTGTCGGTGATGTAGGCGAGAATGCCCGCAGGGACTTTGGCGTCCTGCGTGCCGTCGCGCCACAGCATCTCGTTCATCTCACGCGACCAACCTTCGCTCATCGACTGGAGCTTGTGATCCAGTAGGGAGGTAAGGGCGGTCAGCTCGCGGCCGGCAACCTGGGAGGTCTTCTCGCCGAACGCGCTGTCGTTGATGGTGATGCCGTCAGCTTTCAGCTCCGAGAACGACACGGTGATGCCCGCGTGGATTTCAAAGTAGCCGTAAGCGGCGCGCTTGAGGTAGGACGGGTTCTGGAACGTCACCGAGTCGGTGCCGTTGAAGCCCTTGAAGAAGTTCGAGTCGGCGTTGAGATACTCGCCGACGACTGGAACACTGATTTTTTCCTTGCCACCGGCGAAGGTCTTTTGCTTGCCGCGCAAAGCGGAAAGCAAAGGCTTGTCTTGGATGGTTTGGTCGAAGGCATCACCCTTGACGTAGTAGTCGAGGGCGGCCGAGGCGATGGTTTCGAGTTGCGCGGCAGTGAGGCCGCTGACGTTGCTGAATGCCATGATTTTAGGATGTTAGAGAGTTACTGACCGGCAGCCATTCGCACCACGTCTGCCAGGCTTTGCGGCGCGGCTCGGGCGGAACTGACTGATTGCGAACTCGATGGTGTGCTGATCGCCATCCGCTTCGGCATCGCGGCCCTGAGGGTCTCCGTCGCACTGCGGTAGGCGGCCTCGGCGTATGCCAGGGCCTGCTGCGGGCTTTGCGCGGGTCGCTCAAGTTGCGACAAGCGGATCTTGTCGAACACAATCGACTTCTTGGCGGCGTAGTCGGGATCGCGTGTCGCAATCTGCTGTTCCCACTGCTCCACACTGCTAACGATGCTCTGCTCGTTCTGCCGCTCCCTCATGGCATACTGCTGTTGCAGCGCCTCTTGGTTGCGGTTCTCTTGCAAGGCGACCTGGGCTTTGTAGCGGCTCAATTCCTTGGCCGCCGTCTCGCTCATTTCGCCTTCGTCAACCATCTGGCTCACTTCGGGAGACAAGGTGGTCCCTGTCTTTTGCAGCAAGTCCTGGACGATTGGCGCGATCATCTCCAACGCTTTGACCGGATCGTTCCTGAGTGCCGACATGATCACAAACCCTTGGTCAACCTCGTCTGCGGACAGACGGTTCTCGGCCATGTAGTCTGAAATCGCCCGGAACTGCGTGGCGTCCTCCTTGTAGGAGTTCTTCTCGCGAACGATCTGTTGAAAGCGCGGGTGCTTGTGGAACGGGAGCTTTTCGTCGTTATTGTCCTCCTGCCCTTCCTGTCCGTCCTTCTCGCCACTCGGCGTAGGTGCTTCGGGATCGTGGGCCGGATTCTCCTCGGACGAGGTTTCCGTTTCCGCTGCCTGTTCTTCCGTGGTCGGCGGTGCCACATTGCCCGTCTTGGCCGCCACATCCCTCACGAGATCGAGCAACGTCAACGGCTTTTCGCCGGGGGTGTCGGTCGTGGACGGTGCGACCTCTGTGGCGTCCGGTGTCACCTCCGCGTCTGGCGCGTCGGCAACATAAGTGTCTGTCTGGTGGTCGGATGACGAATCCGACGCGGTGGGTGGCGTCATGCCCGTGAATGTCTGTCTGTCTGTGGGCCGCGTCAACCACAAACGTCACAAAAGTGCAAATGCAACTTTGTTGCGTTTACTCGGCCGGAATCACCCGCCCATCATCCCGGTCGGTCCGGCTGGCTGCGGGGCGGTTGGGCCGGATGGGGACTGGCCTTCGCCGGGGGCTTTCGCCTCGTTGTCCGCGCCATTCCCGCCTTGCTCTTCCGGGGTGCCGCCGGTGGCTTGTGCCACCTTGGCCATCGCGTTCTGAGTGATGATGCTTGGCAGGCCGGCGGCAATCGCGTCTGTCGGGTCCAGCCGGTCGTCCAGCCGCATGATGAGCTGCTTGACCAGCCAGTCCGGCTTGACGCCTGGCATCTGGAGGAGGAGCGGGGCGAGCCGCTCGATATTGGCGATCTCGGTGGCGCGGTTCGGGCGGCCGCTTGATCCGGCCTCCACTTCGAGGAGCAGTTCGTCCGCCACGTCCTGCGGCGAGAGCGATGGCCAGACAGCCCCGGGTCCGGCGATCTTCATCACCGTTTCCTGCGACATTTCGAGGAAGAACGCCTGCCCGGCGGCGCGGGAAAGCTCGTTGAGCATGTCGTCGAGGTCATCGACGTTGGAGGCGATGGCCACGGTCCGGTTCTGCTCGGCGATGCTGTCGCCGGTGGCGGTCACGCCGCTTTGCGCCGAGCCAATGCTGGCGTCCGACTGCCCGACCACCCGCAGCAAATCCTCATACACCGGCGAGGTGTCGTAGAGCGCGGAGTCAATAGCGGGCATCCGGATCGGCTGGATCAGCTTCGACACGTCGCCGTTGGGCGGCAGCGCGTTGAGCGTGATGACCGCGTTGGCCGGGTGGTTGCGGAGCTTCTCGATGTCCTCCTCGTCGAGTTGGCCGGCGGCGACCGCGGTCTTCGGGCGGTTGGCGATCCGGTGCTGGCGCAACCCCTCGCGGCAGCGGTTGTATTCCTTCTGGAGCGGCTTGAGGAGATGCACGTCGCTGCGCGGGTAGATGCTGTCCTCGTTCTCGGTCTCGTTGAAAATCAGCGGGAACACCGGCCAAAACCGCTCGATGAACACGTCCGGCTGCTTCGGTTCGACCAGGAAGTCGGCGTAGCCTTCACAGACCGTGCAGGTCTGTCCGGTCGTCTTGTCCCAGATCACCCACACGCACTTGCCGTCCTTCGACTTGGCCGGGGCAGCACCGTCATCAGTCACCGCCGCCGCGATCCGCTCTTTCAAGCCGGGAATGCCGCTCTTGGAATCGAGGTCATAGCTCGTCGCGCTGCCCGCCGTGGACAGGTCGATGGCGTAAATCTCTTTGATCTCATCCACGGGGAGGATGTATTCCTCCGCGATCCACCGCGCTCCGGTGAAGGTCCGCAGGTGGCGGCACGCCGGGTCCACAATGACGCTGGTGGCCGGCGGGAAGTCAAAGCAAAGCCCCTCGCGGGAGACTTGCTGCTCGCGCTGCTGGTAGTCGGCGAGCAGCAACCGCAGTTGCTCCACCTCCGCCCGGCCCTCATCGAGCTTGTCGTCCGCCACGTCGGCGAGAATCCGCTCCATCACCGAGATTTGCTCGGTCAGGCCGTTGATCCGCTCCACGTCGTCGGGGCTGCGCTCCAGCAGGCGGTTGAACCCGAGCTTGACGTAGCCGACGCCCGTCGTGCAGACACGGCGGACCAACTGCTTCATCTGCACCTTGAACGGCGGGATCTGCTGGTTGAGCGTGTAATCGTAAATGATTTCCAGCGTTTTCGAGACCTTTTCGAGCATCGATCGCCGCTGCACGCCCTGGGCGATGTCCTGGATCAAACCCATCATCTCCGGCGGCATACCCATCCCGGTCTGCTGCGCCATCTGCATGGCCATCTGGATGTTTTGCAAGGCGTCGGTGGTGCCGTCCCACTGCGTGAAATCCATCGTCCGGCGCTTCCGCACCACCACCTTCGGGTTCTTCGCGTAGAGCGCGGCGACCCGCTGGTTGATGTGCCGCTGGATGATGTTGGCGGTGTATTTGTCCGGGTCTTCCCGGCCGTCCCACTGCGCCCCGCCGAGGAACGCCTGGTCCTCCTTCATCCGCTTGAAATCCTTCTCCCAATGCTTCTTCGCGTTGGCCACCTTCCCCTGCCAGTGCTTGACCAGCGCGGCCCGCGACGGGTCCGGCGTCGGCGTCTCACGGGTCATCCCGCTCTTCACCGGCTCTGCTGAGGTTGCTTCGGCTTCGAGTGGCTCGGTTGTCGGTGGGTAGGTCATGGCTTCTGGTGGAAAATCTTGTCTGTCTGTCTGGTGAATGGCAATCTCAGAATCCCGCAGCCGCCTTGACGTTGGCGACCTGGCGGGCTTGCGCCTTCGAGCGGGCTTTTACCCAGCCGATGCTGCCAGTCGGGGCGGTGGCTTTCTTGCGGCTCGGTGCGGTGGCCGCACTCATCCGCCCCAGCCCCATCCCGATGTAGGCGATGGTGTCCACGAAGTCGTCGTGCTTGCCGGCCGGGAACGAGAGCATCTGCGCCCGTGCCGCCTCCCACCACGGCGCGAAGCCGGGGAAGCGCACCTTGCCCATGCTCATCCGCCCACGGATCGACTGCGCCCGCGTCTGCTTGTCTTTCACCGGAACCACCTCGTCGATGGCGCAATAGACGCTCTCCTCCTGCATCCGCTTCCGCAGGAACGGCGCAATGGACTTGGAGATGTGGCCGCGCTCCGCCCACCAGATCAGCGGCTTGTGGCGGGCCATCATGTCGAGCATGGCGTCCACTACGTCGTCTGTCTGCGCCCTGCGCCACCAGACATCCGGCAAGATCCAGATCGTCCCTTGGTCGTCCACGCCCACCGGCAGGAGCACGGTGGGGTCGCGGTCCTGCGCCACCGAGACGGCGTGGTCGCTCGCGCAATAGTAGCGGAGGTTGCGCGGCAACTCGTTGGGTTGGTAGGTGGTCATCCACTCGCGCTTGAAAAAGTCACCGTCCTCCGGGGCCGGCCGCCCTTGGTAGAGCGCGGAGAATCCCCGAGGATTCAGCCGTCGCTGGGAGTTGAGAAATTCCTTGGTGATCCGCTCCGGCCAGAGAGGCTCGTCCTTCTCGCGGCCCATGATGTCGTCGTCCTCGGCCAGCGCCGGGAAGGAGATGATCTTCCACTGCTTCGCCTCCTCCGCGTTGTAGTGCTGGTTGCCAGGGTCGGTCAGGCGGCCCACCAGGTCATCCTCGTGCCAGCGGGTCATGATGATGACCACCCGCCCCATGCCGCCCATCAGACGGGTCATCGCAACGTCGGTGAACCAACTCCACAGCTTCTCGCGCATGGTCGAACTATCGGCGTCCTCGCGGTCCTTCACCGGATCGTCGATGAGGAGCACGTCCGCGCCACGTCCGGTGAGCGCACCGCCGGCACCGACAAACACGCCCAGCCCGCCCTGCTCGGTCTGCACCCGGTCTGAGGCCGCGCCGCCCTTGCGGAGCGAGCACGACGGGAACACCTGCTGGTAGGCCGGTGTCTGCATGTAGGCCCGCACCTCGCGGCCAAAGTCCTCCGCCATCGTCGCGGAGTAGGAGGCCACGATCATCTGGCGGTAAGGGTCGCGCCCCATGAACCATGCGGGAAATGCCTTGGAGGCGATCTGGCTCTTCCCGTGCCGGGGTGGCAGCGTGATGATGAGCCGGGGCATGTTCCCCTTGTCCACCTCCTCCAACGCCGCTGCGAGCACCTGGTGGTGCTTGGCGACCACATAGCGGGAAAGCTGCACGTCGTCCGGGTCGGTCGGGTCGGGCATCATCAACCGCACGAACTCAATCAGCGAGTCATGCGCCTTCTTCGCCGCAAGCAGCCGATGGGTCGCCTTGAGCTGCAATTCTGCCTGCTCCAGCGGCGTCAGTTCCTTGCGCTTGGCGGCCATGGGTTAGTGCTTGATGCAGTAGAGCATGGCGATGTTCTTCGGGCGGGTCTCGGTGTCTCCGGTGGAACTTGTGGTTGCGTTACCTGTGGCGGGTCCGTTAAACGAGCTTTCAGCGGTAGTAGTCCCATTACTGGTCGAGTTTTGATTCAGCGTTAATAAGTGCGTGTGCGCCTCGAATGCGTCCGCTTGCTTCGCGCCAAACGTGCCGGATTCCGTGGCATCGCTGTTGGTCCCGCTGCCTCGCACGAAATAGCCGCGAAGGTCTGGCAGGTTAAAGGTCGTTGACCCGTCGCCCACCCCGTAAGTGGTGGAGATGGCCGCGAACAACGTGGCGTAGGTCGTGCGGCTGACTGCCGTTCCTGACGCTGCCAGCCAGCCTGTCGGGGCAGAGTTCATCGCGAATGGCATGACCGCCCCTGCTGGGACGAAAAGAACGCCTACGTCTGCGGCCAACTTCGCTGCTGTCACCGCTGCATCCTTGATCTTGAGCGTCTCCACCGCGTCCGTCGCCAGCTTCGTCGCGTCCACCGCACCAATCATCAGTTGCGCGTTCGCCACCGCGCCCGCCTGGATGTTCGCTGTCTGCACCGCGTTGGCTGCCAGCTTCGTGCTGTCGATGGCCGCGCCTGCAATCTTGTCGCTAGTCACCGCGAGCGCAGCAATTTTGCCCGTCGTCACGCTGAGATCCGCCAACTTCCCTGTCGTTACTCCAAGAGCGCTGATCTTGTCTGTCGTTACCGACAGATCCGCCAGCTTGCCGGTGGTCACGTTCAAGTTGATAATCGCTGCCGTGCCAACCGAGTTGTCAGGGATGGTGACGACGTTGTTGATGAGTTCCGCAGACACGCCGATGACCACCTCGATGTTGTTCGGGGCGGCGGCTGGCGCAACGGCGAACGTCAGCACCGCTGGCGATGTGCCTGCGATTGAATAGGTGCTCTTCTTCTGATACACGCCAGCCACATAGACCTGGGTGTTGTTCTCATCCACCGGGTTCTTCGTCAGGCTGAACGCTGTCTGCGCCCCAGTGCCGCTGAAGGTGTTGACCACGAGGCTATCGGTCGTCGGGCGGTAGCCGAGGATCGCCCACACGCCGGCGGAGAAATCGCTGTTGAAGTCCGCCGAACTGGTGTGCGGCCCGCCGCAGAGGTAGGGGTAGTTGTCGATGCCTGAGATCACCAGATCCCCGGAAACGTAGTCCTGCCCCGCAGACCACTGGCCACGGTAGTTGGAGCCGATGGACGCGAACGCCGCCAGCACGTCCGCAGACATGGCGAGGAACCCGACAACCCCGTTCCGCACCGCGCCATCGTCGCGCTGCAACTCCGCCAGCCGCGCCTGCGTGGCCGTCAGGATGGACGCGATCTCGGCGAACTCGGTGTCAAGCTCGGTGCCGGGGAGTCCCGCGCTGGTGATCGGCGTGGCTGCCAGGGTGGAGAAGTCCGCGTCCGGGATGTAGGTGGTAGGTGCTGCGCTCATGATAGTGTTGGGTCAGTAATTGAAAAGGATGGAGAGGATGATGGCGGCGAGAACAACAAGCGCGACAATGCCCGGCCACCACGGCGGGGTGTTGAGCGGGTCCATGTCGTAGTTGCTGCTCATCGTTTGTAGAATTTCCCGCCGAACATGCTGACTGAGCGGTAGATGGCTTCTCTGCGGAACCAGCCGATTCCAAGGTTCCACATCGCCTCCTTGAACAGCAGATCGCAGACTTCGCGGGGGTGATCGTGGAACAAATTCGATTCGCGGGAGTAAAGGTAGTCGTGAAGCAGCCCGGCACCGAATGCCGGACCGTTTGCAGGACCGACGATTGGATGCGCGAAGGCGGGAATCGACAGGCCGTCCGTGCGGAAGCCCGTTGGGACCGTCACCCAGCCTTGCGACGTGGAAACCCGGTAATAATGATCCAGCCGATAGATCGCGGAGTCGCCGTTCCACCCGTCGAGGGTGAATTGCAGCGGGTCTGGGAAGAGCTGGTTCATGGCGTCATTTTCTCGATCGCCTGCTTCACGTCGGAAAGAACCTCGCTGTTTTGCTCGATCACCGCCTGGTTCTGCACGGTCATGCTGGCGATGAGTTGCAGGTTCTTGTCCCGCTCCTGATCTCGCACATCGGCCTTCTGTTCCGCCTTGTCGAGTCGGGTGAGCAGCCACTTGATCGCAAGCAGCGTCCCTGACAGTGCGCCGAGAGGACCAAGCAGCGGCGTGAGCCAGTCCGCCACCGGGAGCGTTTGAGCGACGTAATTGCCGATCTTCGATCCAAAGACGGCAGTAAGCGGGACACAGGCTGCGGAAATGGTGTGGGGGATGATGTCCATGGGCAAAATGTTTAAGCCCACCAGATATTGGGGACATCGTCAGAGGTTGGTCTTGGGACTTGGACGGGATTGCCGTCTTCATCGTCAACTGTCCAAGTTGAAGCCCAGTAGATGAATTGATCGCCACCTTCGGGGATTGGGATGCCGACGAGATCTCGGAATAGCACCCACCATGATCCGGCAAACTCGCCCACTACGCACAACGCATGTTCGTGGGATGCGAGATTTGATCGGACTGCTCCATTCTCATCAAGCTCTGAAAAGCCATTGGCGATACCGAACTGCTCCGCGATTGCTTTCGATGGGAAGTTTAGGATGTAGTCGGTCATGCTGTGAGTGATTGGAGTTTGTCGTTGGGCAGACGTTTCTTATAGTATCTCAGAGATGCAACATGCCCACACAGGACATACTGACCTTTTTCGTATCCTATTTTTAATTGGTTAGGCGTTGGGAGAGTCCCCGTGTTATCAGTTTGGGGAGCAACGCCATTTTTGGTGAGCGCAAAATCATTCAGCTTGTATGCACAAGCCAGTTTAAAGGCTACGTTTGAGGCTATTGGCGATCCAGAACTGATAGATACCTGAAAAGCACCGCTGTCAACTACTGACAGCTGTGCAGAATTTGACCCTGTAAAAAGAGTGATGTTCTCAGTGTAACCATTAGAGTCTATTGACACAAGGTCTCTGGTTCCGCTGGTTACAGTGCTAGCTCCCACAAGCACCGACCCCTCGGTTTGGTTATACATTGCAGTGAAGTTTGCGCCAGTAATGCTGCAAGCATCGGCACTACGGACTGCGCTTCCGGTGGTCGTCGGGATGTAGCTTGTAACAAACGCACCTGCTTCTAGTTGTGCTTGTGTCACCGATCCGGTCACTGTCAATATAAGGCTTCCCGCCGTTGGAGTGAATGTAAGCGTTGTGCGTGTCGGGTATGCTCCGGTTCCTGTAACAGTTGCTACATGGACACCGGATAAAACAATTGTTCCAGTTCCATAAAAGCTCAACGTGTGAGCAACCGCTGTGACGGTGCGTGTCTGCGTGGTTAATGCCGCACTTGGGAACACAAGGTTAGTGCGCTGCTCCTCAAGAAGTAGGCCTTTGCAATCCCTGACAGTCACCGGATTGCTCGTCGTCGGTATGTAGTTAGTTACTGTTGATCCGAATTCAACTTGATTCCCGTAGAAAATTGTCGTTCCTGTTTTGTTGGCGTCTCTACCGGAAGGGTAAAGTCTGTAGCAAAGACTAATATTGTTTCCCTCATTTGCATCATTAACAGTAAAACTAAAACGATACCAACCATTTCCAAATGATGTTTTTACAATATTCGTTGGAACGACACCACCACCATCAGCAGATCCTGCCGCAAATTGATCCGTCGCCCATGTGTACCTAACATAACTCCCCTTTGTTGTGGTTTGAAAAAAGGAATAGATATCAAAATACTCCGCTGTTCCTTGTTTTGCGAAAACAGAAAATGTATAATTTCTTGTTGAACTTGGCGAGATAGAAAAAGTTTGGTCTATTGCAGCGCCATCATTATATAAGAACTGGTCATCCAACGTCCATGCGTTATTGACAACCCCATATGGGTCAGTCTGGTTTTGTGACCTAACTGGGAATTCATTGATTGCTCCCCAAACTGCATTGTTGAAATCATTAGAATAAGAAAGAAGATTAGTAAGACCAATTGGATCGTGATCAAAACGAGCTTGGTTGGCAATGGCGGTTTGGATTAAACCGTCGCTTCCGATGAATGTTGCAGTGGCGTTTGCACGGGTCAACACCGGAGTCGGCCCTTTGCGAGCCGTCAGCGTCTTGTCGGCGGCGAACTGGAGGTCAAGGGAAAGGCCGTCGGTGTTCAACCCCTCACCCCTCACCCCGAGATACCCGATGCCCACTTGCCCGACTCCTGATTGAAGCCCGACTCCCAGCACGCTCGTATCCTCAAGTCCTCTCATCGCTCTTGGATGCTGATTGTCACCACTGGTGCCGTCGCCCCACTCAGCACTCCGCGAACCTTGCAGTTCCCCATGCTGAAGTTGAACGCACCGGCTGCCGTCAGCGCCAGGTCAATACCCTCAGAATTCTTCGCGTTGAACCAGGTCAGGCCGCCGTCACACGAAATCGCCATGTTCACCGTCCCGCCCCCGAATCCGCCACTCGCAAAGAGCGTCCCGTCAGCGCCATACCAGTCCAACGTCAGAGTATTCCCGTTCGCACTTAGCTGTTCGTTCGTCGTCATTTGCACGAATCATCACTTTTGTCTGTCTGGTGGCAACCCCTTTTTTTGACGCCCGTCTGTCCGCCACCCGATCTAGCAGAACGAACTTTCGTTTTCACAGAAATTTAGTAGGGGTGGGCGATAGGATGGCCGAGCGGCGCGCTCGGGGGTGGGCCGGGGGGTCGGGGCGCGGTCGCCACGGGCGCGGTCGGGCGGTCGCGGCCAGCGCGCCGTGCCGCTCCGCCAGTCGTCACGCCGTGCCGCTGTCTGCCGCTGTCTGCGCGCCTGCCCTTGCCCCTGGTCAAAAGCTCTCACTTGTTATAATGTATATAATGCGGAGTCCATAAGTCCTTGCAAATCAGTAAAACAGCCCCCTTAACGCAATCAACTTGCGTTCTAACCATTGTTCCACGGGCTTTTTGCCCGTTTTAGACCGTTTCGCCGGTCTCGGCGTCGATCACCTGGCCGCGCTCGAAACGCACCTTGTCTGCGGCCATGACGACCAGCGCCTCGAGGTCCGCCGCTGAGAGCTGCGACACGGCCCGCTCGTCTCCCTCGCCGATCCGGTGCAGGAGTTTGGCGGCTTCCAGCCCGTGGCCGGCTGCTTCGAGCACCCACCGGGACGCCTGGACCCTGGCGGCCGGCTGCGCGGCCTCGTTGTCGATGATCGACGCGAGGCAGGCAAGCGCCCGGTGCGCTGTCTGGGAAATGAGTTTTTCACGCTCGGCGTGCGCGGCCGCCTGGACCTCGGGATGTTTTGTGAGTCGGGATGCCTGCACCTGGAGCGCGTGCGGGCTTTTCTCAGCATACCCAGCCGCACGGGCTGCGCTGGCTGGTGGTAACCCGCTTGCCACTCCTTTCGCAAAAGCTCTTTGTTTCGATGTCAACCCGGCCATGCCTGGACGATACCCACCGACAGACCGACAGACAAGCGGGAAATCGTGCGCGGCCGCACGGCGTCGCCTTGAACAGCCGGACTGTTCGCCTGAACATGCGGAGTGCGGAGTCTGTTTCTGAACTTTACCTTGCGCGTTTTGCGGCGTCCCTCCCGAAATCCCCTTATATATACTATTTAAAAACCTCAGAGGTAAAAACACACTCCGCACTACACCGCAAAGCGTTAGAAATGCGGGGTCTTGCGGAGTCAGTTTACCGCTTTTTCGGTTTTCTGTCTGGCGATGAATCTAATTTATTCCGCCACAACTCGCAGACGTGCAGACGCAAGCGGCGCGGTTTACTTTCCCGCCCGTAAAATAGCTTGAGAAATCACGTTCCCGCCCGTAATTGTCGGCCATGTCCAACACGCCCCGCACCACCGCCCCCACCGCCGCCCGATTTTATGCCGCCGCCTATCCGTTCGGCTGCCGCCCAGGAGCGCCCCGCACCCTCCGCGTTTTCTGCGGACTCGCCACCCGCTCCGCATTCGTCGCCGCCCGCATGAGCGACCACCCGGCCGGCGACGGCTACCGCTGCACGCTCCAGGCCCGCGATTTGACGCCGACCGAGCGCCGCGCCCTCTCGACCCTCTCCCGCTAAACCAACCACCACCAACACCACAAAAAAATGGAAACCATGACAGAAACATTGCCGCCCCGCGGATATGCCAGCATCGACTCGACCAACCGCGGGCTTGTCCGCAAATGGCTGACCTCGAAAGGGGCGACCTACTCGCAAATCGGAAATTTGACCGTTTCGCAGCTCTCCGTCGCTTACAACGACGAGAGCAACGAGGCACTCAACGCCATCCTCGACGGCCAGACAGCGCCGCAGGCACCAGCACCGGCACCGCAGACACGGCAGACAATCGCCGCCCCAGCCAGCGCCGACACCGCCGCCGCTCTCGCCGCGCTGATTGCCACGCTCCAACCGGCCGCCCCGCAGGCCGCCCCGCTCGACGAGGCGCGGATCGTGGAACTGATCGCCGAGCACGCCCCGCAATCGCCGCAGGCAACCATCTACATTGAAGGCGCACCGCAGACACGCCGGGAGCTTCCGGCCGGGCTGAGGCATTGCGCTTTTCCGGCCATCCTCGCCGCCGTCGCCTTTGATTCCGTTTTTCTCGCCGGTCCGGCCGGTGCAGGAAAAACGACGATTGCCGAGCAATGCGCGGAGGCACTAGACACGCCGTTTTATTTTACCGGCGCGGTCGGGAGTGAATATAAGCTAACCGGCTTTGTGGACGCCCAGGGCCGCACCGTCCGCACCGCATTTCGGGAAGCATTCGAGCACGGCGGGCTCTTCCTCTTCGACGAGATCGACGCCAGCGACCCGGCCGCCCTACTGGCATTTAACGCCGCGCTTTCAAATGGGAAATTTGATTTCCCCGATGGCAGCGTGAAACGCCACCCGAATTTCCGCTGCATCGCCTCAGCCAATACATGGGGCGGGGGAGCAAGCCGGGAGTATGTCGGGCGAAACCAACTCGACGCCGCGACCCTCGACCGGTTCGCCAGAATCGCGATGGACTACGACCCGCAGCTTGAAAACCTGATTGCCGGCGCGCTCCACCAGCACGGCGAGGCCGTCGCCTATTACGTCCAAGAGATTCGCGCCGCAGCTCGCCGCCACTCCATCCGGCACGTGATCAGCCCCCGCGCTACCTACCGGACATGTAAGGCACTACGGGCGGAAATCCCGCTCTGCGATGCCCTCAACCTCTCGCTTGAGGGGATGGACGCAGACAGCCGCGCCCGCCTCGACTCTGAGACCAGCGGCGCGCTCCACTCACTCAGCCACACCCTCAACCGCTAAAACGCCATGCACGCAATCCACAAATTCGAGACCCTCGGCGCGTTCGCCGCGCACGCCGCCGCCCTCAAAGCCTCCGCCGCATGGAGGCGGGCGAAATACGAGCAACGCACGCAGACAGACAGCCAGGAGCGCACCGAGTTCACCGGCGCGGAGAGTTTCGCCCAAGCGCTCGGGTTTGCGCGCCATGGATGGCCGGCCGGACTGGCCGCGCTCCAGACAGCCCGCGCCGCGATGCCCCGCCCGACCGCCCGAGGCCGCGCCCGCCGCTTCGACGTGGCGGGGATGTATGCAGACGCCGCCCGCGCCGCCGCCGGTGACCCGTGCTCGATGGTCTGCAAAGCGCCCGGCGAGCGCAAAGGCAAATCGGTTTTGCCGCTCATCATGCCGGGCAGCTCGGGAGCCTACACCGACGCTTCGAGCATCGCCAACCAGGCGACCGCGATTTGTGGCCTAATTGACGCCCTCGAAGCGGGCGGCGTCATCCGCTGCGAACTATTCCGGCATTTCTCCACCGGCGCGGGGAATCACTCGCAGACGGTGATTGTGAAACTCAAGCGCGCCGAGGATTCGCTGGAGCTTTCCCGCCTCGCCGGAGCACTCAGCCCCAGCACTTACCGCCGCCTATATTTCCGCCAGATTGAGGCCAACGACGCCGACGGCTGGGCGAAAGCCGCCCGGAAAGGTTATGGATACACCAGGGCCGCAGAGGAGGACACCGCGCTATTTCCACCCGGCGCGCTCATCCTGCCGCTAGCTAGCAACCTCGACGACGCCACCCCGGCGGACTCATGGCGCGCCGTGACACGCTGGGCCGCAGACAACGGCATGACCATCGAGACCGCCTGACGAGTCCCCGGCGGGGGACGAAACCGGGCAACCGGTCGCGGACGCAAACAACCCGCACCACAAACAAAATGCAAACCACCACCACCACCACCCGCACCGCCCCGCTTTTCCGGCTCGGGCAGACAGTAGCCACACCCGACGCCCTCGCCCTCGTGGCGGACCCGGCCGAACTCGTGCCATTCCTCGCCCGGCACCATCGCGGCGACTGGGGCGACACCGGCCGCGATGCCGACACCGGCCGCGATGCCGACCCCGGCGAAATGTCCGACTGGGAACTCAACGATTTCGCCCTCCTCGATGGCAGCCGGATCTTTTCGGTTTACCAGCTCGGCGAAGAAAAAATCTGGATCATCACCGACGCCGCCGACGAGGACGGCCGCCGCGCCTCCACCTGCATCATGACGCCCGAAGACTATTGACCCACCACCCACCCACCCAACCACCCAACCACAAAAAAAAATGACTCGTCAAACCTACATCCTCGACACCCGGCACCGCGCCGGGCTTAGTATCTCGACGCTCAACCGCCGCCGCAGGCCAGCGCACGGCAACGCCCGCGCAGCTCAGGCGCTCGCCGCGCTCGTCGCGGTCCTCGTCTCCGCGCTTGCGATTTACACCACCATCACCGCCTAACCCACCCGGCGAGGTTCGACCCCTCGCCACAACCTCAAAAAAACATGACAACGACAACACACACCAACGCAGCCGGAACCGTTTATTTCTCCACCACCGACGAAAACGGGAAAACGATCTACTCGTTCACCGAAGATTTCGAGGACATTTGGACCCAGGAGGACCAGGACGCGATCGACGCAGGTTCCACACCCTCGAAAATCTAATCCACCCCCCACCCACCCCCAGCCCGGCCGCTACCCAGCGCGCCGGGCTTTTTTGCGTCCGGCCCCAGGGGCGGCAGACCAGCAGACCAGCAGACCAGCACCGGCCGGAGATCGACCAGCCGCCCCAGCCGCCCCAGCCGGAGCAGCAGACAGACAGACAGACCGACCGGCCCCGACCCCAGCCGACCCCGACCGCCTCGACCGCCGCACCCCCAGCCGACCCCCACCGCACCCGATCCGCCACCGGCCAGGCCCACCGCGCCCCCGCCCGCCCGACGCCCCGCCCTCCGACTCGGCGCTAATCATTCGGCGCTAATGTTTTCTTGACTCCTTACGCTCGCGGGCGTAAGTTCTCGGCGCTATGCAAATCACACTCCACCACGAAGCCAGCGCCTTCGGGATGCCCGTCATTCTCGACCCGGAAGGCAAACTCATGAAGTATCCCAAGGGAATCAAGCTCCTCCGCAAGCGGCTGCGCCTTTCGACCACCGCTCTCGGCGCTATTTGTGGCGTGAGTCACCGGACGGTGGAAGGGTGGGAGGCAGGTCAAATTCCCCCTGCTTTCGCCCTTAACGCGATGTCCCTCCTCCCCCTCGACACCGTGGTGCCACGGCCGGAGCGTCAGCCCGCCGCGATGTGATACCGCCAGACCTTGCGGTTGCCGTCGTAGCTGCCCTTGCTGACCAGCCCGCCCTTGCCTGCCAGTCGGTTGAGCGCAGATCCACACGCTCCGTGCCAGTTGAACATCTGCCTCGCTTGGTCGCGCACTGGCGAGCCTTGGTCGGTCAGGCGGCTCTCGATCTCCATTGCCGTGAACTCCCGTGGCAGGTCGTGCCAGATCCCCAGGTGACTGACGGCCGTCTCGATGAGTTGCTCGATGCGCCGCGCCGGGCTGTTCGCATCCACTGAATCGACCAGTTCGGGGTCGCGCCACGCAAGCACGCCGGAGCGCGTGTCGCGAAGCTCTTCTGGCACCACCCACTCTTTGAGCGACTGAGCGAACGCAGACAGTTCGAGGCGCAGCATCGCTTGCAGCGCGAGCTTCCCGGCAGGAGTGGACGTGTCGATGGGCAGCGTGACTGGCGAGACGTGCAGCAGGATGATCTTGTCTGACATGTCAGCATCGAGCGGCGGGATGATTTGCAGGGCTTCTGGCGTGTCGTTGCAGCAAACCATGACCGCCCACACCGGCCGCGCAGACACGCTCGACGTGTGGCGCTTCCTGAGTTGCACGGCGTGCGGATACATCGCCTCCTTGAAGGCAGCCCCGAACGCCCGCCTGGCGCGGATGTCGGTGGATGCCGAGCAGTCATCGACCAAAAGCATCTCGGAACCGATCAAGTCATCGTTCCAAAGGATGTCGCCGCTCCATGCCTTGTAGGGGTTCGCCACGCGGCCGCCCAGCATCTCGGTGACGATCCACGCCAGCAAACTCTTGCCGGAGTTCACTTCGCCGGCCAGCACCAGCATCGGCGACGGGATGTGCGTGTGCGAGTTGACAGCCGTCCAGCGCCCGGCGAGCCATGATAAGAACACCTCCATCGCGGTCGGGTTGGCGAATGCTTGTGAGAGCAGGTCGGTGATGATCGGGAAATCCCCGTCTGCCGGTTGCGGCGGCTTCGCCTCGGACGTGATGAGGATCGGCAGGCCGGCGTTGTCTGTTGTCAGTCCCTGCTTGTGGCCTGCCAGATTACCATTCCATTGCACGCCTCCATCCAGCTCGCGGTTCGCCACCGTCGCCTTCACCGCCCGCATCAACTCCTTGGCGTCCGTGTATTGGTCTGCCAGATGGCGGGCGATGCCTGTTACGATTGGGCTGAGTTTCGAGTAGGTGAAGAACGCATTGCCCACGCGGACGAGATACTTGCTGGCCGGCCCGTCGTAGAAAACATCCTCCGGGTCGAAGCTCTGCATCGTTGACTGCCCTGGCGGCTTGGTGATGAGTGCGGTGACTTGCTCGGTGATCTTCCAGTCCGCAGACGACTCGGGCATCGCGGATGAGAACACCTGTCTGGCAGCGTCCACCGCCTCGGTCGGTTGGAGGGCGCGGCGCAGGCTGCCGTCGTAGGATTTCAGCCGCTCCACCGTCTCGCTCTCGCTCAGGTCGTTGAACCGGCACCACCACGCAGCCTCCATCAGCCAGGTGTGGATGCCCTCGTGCGGCGGCAGCGGTATGCTGCCGTGGGTCGCCTTGAGGATCAGGCTGCCCTTGGGCTTCTTGGGAGCCTGCGAACTCCCAGATGGGAGGTCTTGGGAGCTTGGCGCTTCGGGTTCAAACGCAGCGGTGCGCTTGAGGTCCAGCCATGCCTTCGGGTCGTGGGAGACAAACATCAGTCGCACCGGGTCTTTCGTCGCCCGGTCGATCTCAAGGTTGAATTGCAGGAAGTGGTTGCGAGCCGCCGCGAAACACGCCGCGTGCTCTTCTTTGGTCTCGCAGATAGCGATCCGGGCGATGCCTTTCACGCCGTGGCCGGACGGGCTGACGAATGCAGCCACGATCCGCGACTCACCCTGGAGGATGTGGACGATCTCCTCCACCTCCCAACCAATATTGTCCGCCGCGTCGAAATCGAGTTGCAGGAATCCTGAGTGGGTGAAGCGCCCTTCCTCCATCGCTTTCGCCCGCAGGCCGTTGTCTTTGACTGCCCCGGAGATCGAGACCGCTTGCAGGACTTTCTTGGCGACCGCGTAGCCGTCATCGTCGCCAGCGGCGAGGGTGCTGCGGAGCTTTGCAATCTTGGCTGCGAACTCGTCGGACTTGATCGCGTCGATCAGGTCTTCCAACGTGCAAACTGCTTCTTGTTCGGGTGACGTGGCGGACTCGTAGAATCCAATCTTGGGTGATTTATGTGTCATGGTCATAGTATTGAAATTCTTTAGATCCTCCTTCTAAAATAGCAACCGTGCATACAAACATAATTATCTTCACCGACACTTTTGATTACCTCCCATGCACTACCTATAAGCCATTCGTCTCCAATTTCGTAATCTTCATCAAATCCAAGCATTCTATATTTATTATTTGGCATATCATGAGGCGTTTTGAACGAGATTGCGTCCTTCAAGAGTTTCAGTTTGCTGTCCGCAATATCTAGGTTTGCAAGAAGTGTCTCACTGATGGCGTGTTCCAGTATATCTGAGTATTGATCAATAGCCTCTAAATGGTTGATGATTTTATAAAAAGGGACTTGATCTAGTTCTTTTTTTTGCATTGTAGTCATGGTGTTCATTTCAAATTGAGTTCGATGAGTGCTTCGATGTGAGGTGTTTTTGTCAGGTGCCATCGTCCGCAGTGTTCGCAGCGGTAAGAGTAAAGCGGATGGTCGCTCTTTCGTTCGATGTCGAGGATGCGGACCTCTGCGTGTAGTCGCGAAGGGAAACATTTCTTCTCGGTTTCATGGCAGAGCGGATTCATGGTGGGGTAAATTCAGGGAGTGGCAGCCAGCCCTTGAGCGCGGCTTCCGGTTCGTTCTCGGTCTCGAAATAGGTGTCTGTCCACTCGCCTTCGTAGAGGCCGACTTGCATGTTGGCGTAGGTCCACTGCCCGGTGGCTTCATTCCAGCGGGTCATGCACAGCCACGGCCAGCCGAAGTAGCCGAGGAAGTTGATGTCTTTGGGAGCGGTATTAGATGGGTTCATGGTTTCCATAGGTTCAGTGTTCTGAGAAATGCTTCAGCGCGTTGGGCTGCGGTGGCTGAAATACAAAGAGCTACACCACCACCACGGATTTCAGTAAGAAACTCCACAAACAACCACCATTGTTCGTTCGTCAGCACATTCTCCGCTTCGTGCATCGCGTTGAGGTCGTTGAGGTAGTCAGGTGGCGTTTGCTGATAGGCTCTTTTCCCCTTTTTGAGATACCACCACCCTCCCCAGTTACAGGTTCTTGACTGAAGCCACCCACACGCTTTCGCGATGGCGATCCGTTGTGCTTCAGGATTCACTGCGTGCCTCCTTCCATGCAGCTAAAGCGTCTTGGGCTTCTTTTATTTTGTATCGCAGAGAATCTGGATCATCATTTAAGATGGCATTCAAAACCTCCGCCAGCCTGTCGCGCTGCCTCTCCGCATCAATCATGCGTTCTTGCGTTTCGCCAAGTCGGAGTATTGTTTGATCCAGTTGATCGTCCAGCCTGTCGCGCTCGGCGACCAATGTCTCACTTGGTTTGTTCACATACTGGGAATGGATCGACTCCTTCTCCCACTCCTGAACCTCTTGATGGATCGGACTGTTTGCCCACGATGGGTTTGTTGGGATCACAAGCGATGCACCATAGGTGACTGGGCTGTCGGAGTTAGCGGGTAGTTCGTCATGGATGCCGAGAGCGATAGCCAAACGCCGTAGCAGACATCGCGGCTTTCCATTCTCTTCGCGTGGCGTCCCTTTGGCGTTTTTCCCACACGCTTTCGCGATGGCGATTCTTTGTTGTTCAGGACTCACAGCGTGCCTCCACATCGACGTTCTCTGGATAAATGGTTGCATTGATCACGGACATCCCGACCACCATCAGCCGGTGCTGGAACTCACGCACCACTCGGTCGTGCTCATTCCTCCATTGGTCGCGCTCGCGTTCCAGCTTGCGGGCGAAGTCGGCTAGGTTCCGTTCAAATTCCGGGTGGTCTTGGCAAGCTAGGCGGTTCCATTCTCCGTCTGTCTCTGGTGTGTCTGTCATGGTCATGGTATTGTTATTGGTTCTGAGAGATTCTTGCCGCGCATCAGTTGCAGGTTGCGGACGGCGTGGAGCATCCCGCTCTGGGTGTCGCTCTTGTCGCGGAGTGCCTCGGCCACCGCGTCGTCAATCGTGCCAGGGGCGATGATCCGGTAGATGATCGTCTCGGCGGTCTGGCCGGTGCGGATCAAGCGGGCGTTGGTTTGGACATAGGTTTCGTGCGAGTAGGTCAGGCTGGTCCAGATGGCGATCCGGCATGACCGTTGTAGCCCGTCGATGCCGTGCGACAACGACCGCGGGTCCGCCACCCACACCGGGATCTCGCCAGCCTGCCACTCGTTCATCTGCCGTTCGTCAAACATGCGTGCTTGCGGGATGGCTTTCAGGATGCGGGCCGACTCATGCTTGAACGCGCACAGCACCAGCACCGGCTCGTTAGCGTGGCGGGCGAGCAGCACGCGCAGCGCGTCGAGCTTCGCGTCGTGGACCGGCAGCACCTTGCGGTCCTCGTCATAGACCGCGCCGCTTGTGAGTTGCAGCAGCTTGTTGCAGAGCGTCGCCGCGCTGGGTGCAGTCACCTCGCCGTCTGCGATGTCTGCGAGCATCTCCTTCTCCAGCGTCCGGTATTGCTTGCGGGCGTCGGCCGGCAGCACCACCGCCACGTCGATGATCGAGGAGGCAGGCAGGTCGGACCCGTCGCCGACGATGACCAGCGCGAGGTCTGACAGCCTGCGGTCGATCTCCTCCTTCGCCCCCGCCTGGAGCTTGAAATTATAGCCCATGTAGTCCGCCGGGTAGAACCAATCGCTCTTATAGTCAGAGAAGGTTTTCCCCAGCCGCTTTCCGTCATCGAGCATCTTCACCTGCATGAACAGGTCGAGGTAGTTGTTCGGGATCGGCGTGCCGGTCAGCCCCCACCGCCGAGGGATCGCAGACAGGTGCTTGTGGAGCGCCTTGAACCGCTTGCTCGCGTGGTTCTTGGCCAGTGATAGCTCGTCAATGACGAGCGTGTCCACCGGGCAGACGAATGACTTCCGCTTCGGGAACATCATCGGCAGCCGGTTCGGCAGCAGTTCGCTGTTGATCAGATAGATGTCCGCGGTGCCGTCCAGCCACGCCTGCATTCCCTCCGCCGTCCGCAGGTTCGCCACTCGCATCCAGCTTGTGTGGCTCCACCGCGCCACCTGCGCCGGCCATGTGATCGAGCACACCCGCAGCGGTGCTACGATGAGCGCCGCTTTAAGCATCCCGCAGGTGGCGAGCGCGTCGAGCGCGGTGAGCGTGACCACCGTCTTGCCCTTGCCAGGGGAGACAAACAGCGCGGCCCTGTCGTTGTCGAGCAGATGGTCCACCATCGCGGGCTGGTAGTCGAATGCCGTGAAGGTCTCAGTCATGCTATCTCCTCGCCAATGCTTTCATCAAAATTGATGGATCCCCCGGCTCGCAGAGGACGTATCCCGTAGAGGATTCCGTTGATTTCGATGAGTTCCCATCCGTCGTCTTCGGCGTTGCTTGGTCCGACGCATCCGCAGTCTCCGTAGTGTTCCAAGTGAATAGGGCACCAAGGTTCGCCGCAGCATTCGCAGTCGGGGAGTTCTCCAGCGAAGACAATGCGTGTGCGCTCCATTGGTGTGCCATCGCTTCCGCGATTCCTTGGTATGTGGTTGATCTGATTTTCCATCGGTATTTTGAGGGTGGTAGCTTGTTCTGTCCGCCGTCCGTCTGGTTACCCCAGCGCGGCTTTCCATTCACGATCCGGGGGGGGGTGACGCTAGTTGGCGTTAGGTTTGGTAGGTTCTTTAGCCACAGACAGGTTGACTTACTGGCATCATGTCCGAACTGGTGTGGCTGAATAATTTGATCCGGTTTGCGGATCTTACTGGAGATAATCGACACGGGGTTCTCCAAGGCGATGCACGGTATGTCCGAGCTAAGCAGAAGCCGCACGAAGTCGAGCGCCTTGTCTGTCTCTTCCCAGCCACGCCCCCGGTTATTCCAATGGATGCCTGAGACAGACAGGTAAGTGCATGGCGGGTGAGCGACCATCAGATCCCACCCATCACCGAGCACGTCGCGCACGTCACCTTGGTAGTGGTTGCCAGGGCGATCGGTTGGCAACAGGTCGCAACTCATTGCGTCATGCCCGAGGGCAGCGAATGCTTCGCGCACGGTCCCGCTGTATTCGCAGGCGACAAGAACTCGCAGCGTTTTAGTCATAGGGGTCATAGGGGTCATAGGGGTCATAGGGGTCATAGGGGTCATAGGGGTCATAGGGTTCAAATAGGTTCTGCATAGGGTTTGCATAGGTTCTGAATCATCTCCTTGCCCTTGCCGATGTCATCGCACCATGCCACGTGCGCGCCGTGGTAGTGCAGGTCGGCCAGCCATTTGAGTTGCAGCGCGGTCGGCTGCTTGCCCGGCGACTTGAACTCGATGAACAGCACCTTGCCGTCGCGCAGGAACATCCGGTCCGGCTGTCCCTTTTGGTTCGGCCCCGCCAGTTTCATCACCAGACAGCCCCATGCTTTCGCATAGGCGCAGACCGCGCGCTCGATGGTGGATTCACTCATGGCAGGTGAAGCTCTTCCTATCAATTTCCCCCATCGCCCGCTTGAGGTAAACAGCTTGGTCCAGGCATTCCTCGTAGGCGTGCTGGAGCCATTCGCGCAGGCCGGCCGGGTTGTCCGCGACCGTCCCGCCGTATTTTTGGATGCCGAGTTGTTGGCGGCTGGCGATGTCCTCGCAGACTGCCGCCTCGACGCCAGTTGGATTTGTTGGTGTGCTCATCGTGCGGAAATCACGGGCTTCTTGAATGCAAAGATCCCCAGCAGCGCGGCCCGCCCCACCACGTCCTCGTCAGCCGCTGCCATCTCCTTGAGCCACAGCAGCACCGGCGCGCGCTTGATCTCCATGCTGACGAACATCGGCTCAGCCCGATAGACATCCGTGATGTTCTCGATATCGAAATCCCACGCGAACCGCACGCCCTGGGCGATGTTCTTGCTGGCCACCTCGTCGGATGCCGCCAGCTTCGCCGCCACCGCCTCACGGTGCGCGAGCACGTCGGCGATCCGGCCGCTCTCCTCCGCCGCCTCGCGGGCTTGTCTGGCGAACTCGAACGCCTTGCGCTCCTCCGCCTCGGCGATCGCCTTGATCCGCGCCACCTCGGTCGCGTGCGCCCCGATCAGCCCGTTGATCCGCGTCTGCTCGGCCTCGATGTCAGCGATGAACTCCTTCGCCGCCTGGTCGATCAACTTCCCGATCCGGTTCACCGGCTCCTTCACCGCCTTGCGCGATTTCTCCACCTCGATGGCCAATCGCGCCAACCGCCGGGACTGGAAATGCGCGTCGCCGCTCTCGTCGTTAGTCCGCACGCGGGTGATGCCGCTGGCGGCGGCAAGCAGCAGCTGCTTGCGCTCCTCTGCCTCCGGCGCGATGGTCAGTTGGTAGCCGTCGCCGGCAAGGATCAGGGCGGTCGTTTCTGTGTCTGGTGTTTTCGTTATCATTGGTTGTTCTGGTTGATGTGTTCGGAGATTTCGCGGGAGAATTGGATCGCGAGCAGGTCGATGATGGTGGCGTTGAACCCCTCGTCCGTGTCGTAGTCGCCGGTAGCTATCTGGCAGGCGTTGATCTCCCGGCCTGTCATGAGGTGGAAGCGGGTGGCCAGCAGCGCACGGGCGATCTGTGCATACTCGACGCCGGCGGCCTCCGGTGTCGGCGGGCGGATGCTGTCTGCGGTGTCTGTGAAAGAATATCCGCCCGCTGCGTCACTGACTCCCACTCCCCAGAGTGTAGTGTCAGCATCCGCTGGCAACATTGCCACGGGCGGTTTTTCGGCAGCATCACTCGATGCCGCGAAATTGTTATAAGACTCCTCCATCTCGCGGTCTTTCGCTTCGTCGCGGAGGTGGTCGGCGAGGTCCAGCAGCCGCTCGTAGCGGTCGGATTTCTCACAGGTGTCGTCTTCGGGGTCGTAGTAGGTTCTCATGGTAGGTTTTCTGGGTTGACGCCATCCATCCAGAAGGTGGCGGGCGTGGTGCAGCGGGTGGTGGCAACGCAGATCAGGATTTCAAACGTCTCGCCGGGGTGTTGGGCGGCGAGGCGATTGGATTCTTTGATAGCGCATTCAACGGTGAAATGTTTGGTCGTCGGACGGCTCCCGCCGACTCGATAGATGTAGTAGTATGGTTTCATGTCATTGTCTGGATGGAAGTTCGCCGTTCGCCTGCCATTGCAGGCTGTTGAAATCCTCGCCGGGGGTGTGGCCCACCTGGTCGGGGAGTAATGTTCCGCGGCATAGCGGCGTGGCGTCGATCAGCCGTGCGGCGACCAGCGTGTGCTTGGGATATTTCCTGAGCAGCTCGCGGTCTGCGAGTGGCAGGCTTGCGGTGAGTCGGTCGATGTTATACTTGGCGAGTTGCCGCTTGGCAGCGGCGATGAGTGCGGGGTTGATCATGGTGTTATTTGGTTTTCGTCGTTGCATCCCACTCAGCGATCGTCATCAGCAGACTCTCCACGGCATCCTTAACGGCCGGCCATTCGTCCGGATTGATGCAAACCTCCTGGTCTTGTGCGTCTCGATGATCGCACTGCTGGGAGATTTTCACATACTCTCCCGTCGCCTCATCCTCGATTTCGATGTGGATGGTTTGATCCGAAAAGATCGGCTCTCCGGGTGGCGAGATTGTCAGGCGGGTGACTCTGGTATGGTAGTTCATGTTCTTGGGAAAAAGTTGGCTTTAGAGAGGATCACGCCGCCGGTGCAGATGCAGCAGGTCTTGAGCAGGAGTCGGCAGGCGTGGCGGTAGCAGGTTTCACAATGTTCGGGCGGGCAGGGTTTTTCTCGGAGTTTGCGGGCGTTGGCGGCAAGGCGTTGGGAGATGGTCAGAACGGCTGGCTGCGGACCGTCTGCGGGTGGTCGAACAACATGAAGGACTTCAGCAGCAGCGGCAGCGGTTGCCCGTCCAGCCGCAGCGCCAGCCACCCCCGCTCCGAGTCCGTGGGATCGCGCATCAGACAAAGCTCGCTCTCGAACGCGTTGATGGCTTGATGCCAGGCGGTCGTCGCCGCGTCCGCCGCCACTGGCAGAACTGGCATCGCCTCGCCCTGCGGCTGCGATAGGCTCCGCAGCTCCGAGTGGTGTGCCTTCTCCGCCACATCCGCCGCCGCCAGCGGGGTCGATGCACTCAGCACCAGCCCCGCCGGCCGCTTTCCCACGCTCGGCGGGTCGATCCGGTCGATGGCGGCTTCCAGCACGGGGTCTGCCTGCGGCGCCTGCGGTGCGGCAGGCGCGGCTGCGCGCTTCTTGGCGGCGATGATTTCTGCGATGGTTGGCATGGGGTCGGATTGGTTGGGAAATTGGCGGCCCGTTGACTCCGGTCTGGATTTGGAATCCAGACCGGCCTAGCAGTGAAAAGGTGATCCCGACGGGCCAAGCGGGACGCCTCACTGCTGAGAGTTTCAGTTTCGATTAGTCGCTGTTCTGGCAATATCAGCTCGAATCAGTTTATTTGAGGCTCGGTCAAGTGCTTCCTCCCTCGTTCGCCCATACCCATGAAGGTGAAACTTCTGGATTTCATCCCCGGCGCGATGTCCCGTGATAAACAATTCTTTCTTCATTTCGCCTTTCTTGTCTCCTTGAATCATTCTTTGTGAATAAATTGGAATGACCATTGGCATCATGACGAAATGCCCGACTTGGTATCTGAAATTGGGATTGTTTGTTCTCGCTAGTTCCCGAATTACAAATCCGCCCATGTCGGTGTATTCGGTGTAAAGCAATGATCCGTCGTCTAGTTTGTTTTGCATGATTAGTAGTGGGTTCAGTAAGGGATGTCGTCGCCGGCCAGCAGCTCGGACAGCTCATCGAGCGCGGCGACCAGCCCCGCATCCTCCAGGTTCTTCGCCGCCTTGGCAGTCGGGAGCCACTTCTCGATCAGGATCTTCACCCCGGCCTCGTCAACGTCCGCCAGCTTCTTGCCCTTGTGCTTGCCGACATGCACGACCACCGCTTCCCAGCCGCTAGCAGCAGGCTCGTCGGTTTCGTCGCTGTCAGCACTGTCAACCTTGTCCTCGCGGTCCTTGATCCGCTTATACTTGCCGGAAGGCTTCAGTGCCTTCTCCTTATCAGGGACCATGAAGGAGATGTTTGCGTAGGTCCGGTCGTCCTTTGTCTCATGCTGGATGATCAACTTCACGCCGAATCCGATCAGGCTTTCAACGTCGAACTCGCTCAACTCGGCGGTCGTCAGCTCGCGGCCCATCAGCCGCTTCAAGTCCTTCCGCAGCGCGGCCTTCTCGTTGAGCGATGGCGTGTAGCCCCGACTCCAGATGCAGAATCGCCGGTCGTTCTCCTCGTCCATGCACTCGGTCTCGAAGACCAGGCGGAACTCGTCTTTCTCGCCGTATTGCGTGATCCGCTTTTTCAGGTCGGTGATGTCCACCAGGACCGCCTTGACGTATTCGCCATTGCTATCTGGATGCGGGGTGAATGTGCTTTGCTTTTTTTCTGACAGTTTCATGCGTTTGCTTTGGTGTTGGTGTTGTTGGTTTGGGAGATCATGACAAGATGGAGTAGGCGATGACGCCCGCGATGCCGCAGACGCAGGCGATGGCGGCCGCGACGACGAGCAGCGCGAACATCTCCTCGTTGTTGTTTGCGGCCCGCTCGTTGATCCGGCGGAGCAGTTCGAGGTCGGCTTTTACGTTGCGCCCGAACGTGTCCGAGCTTTCGCGTTTGATTTGGTGGTCGTTCATGGTTTTGGGTGGTTGGAGATTAGGCTTGGTGGTTAAGAACGAGAATCAGCAGGCCGATGCAGGCGTTGACCCCGAGGAGGATGGAGAGTGCGATTTTCATGGTGTGGTTGTTGTTAAGTGATCCCCCGCGCTGCTCGATCTTTCTGGCCGTTAGCCGTGAGCATTGGTCGCTACCCTGTGGCAGCGCGGGGAAAGGTGTTACTTCTCCAAGCTCGCTTGGATGTGGCTGAGAACGTCCTGTCGGCGGTAACGGGTGGCTCCGCCCAGCTTCACCCGCTGGATCGGCAGCAGGTTGAGCGTCTTGGTCGTCACCCGCAGCATGCTGGCTGCCTCGTCGCGGGTCAGCAGCGCCTCGGCGAGCATCACATCAGCGGCGATGATCGCCGCCTCGCGCATCACCAGCGCTTCCTCGGCCGCGTCGAGTCGGACGTGGGCGATCATGCCTCGCCCTCAATGTTACCAGCCAGCACCTGGCCGGTGAGTTGGGCGATGAGGACTTCGACACCACGGTCGAATGAGAGTCGCAGCACGTCGGCTTTTTTCAGGCCGAGCGTGTTGGCGGCAGCCTCCGCCCTATCGTTAAGTTCAAAAGGCACGCGAATCGAGATGATCACGTCGGTGTTGATTGTATTGGTATCTGTATCGTCGGACATGGGCGCACCGTAGCGGTAGCCGCTACCGCTACAAGATAAAAATGTTGCGAAGGTAGCGTTTTGAGCTACGTTCCTTTAACCCCTAGGGGAAAAATTATGAAAAACTACCCGCTCACCAGCATCAAGGTCTCCGACGAGACCTTCAAAAAACTCCAACAGGCCGTCAAATTGTCCGGCAAAGACACTGCTGAGGTCCGGCGGCTCTGCCTCAAGCTCGGCCTCGACGCCTACGAGCGGATGGGCTTCGACATCGAGTCCTACGCAAGCTCGTGCCTCGCCGCCGCCCCCGCCCCGCCGCAAGCCGCCCCCCCGCTGAAGTCCGTCCCCGACTCAGCAAAGACCCCGCAACCCAAACGCGCCTAACGGTGCAAATGACAGATGCGGCAAGCCGCCAGTTGTGTCCAGAAGAAATGGCGGAAATCCTAGCACTAACGGATTCCCCCCCCCCCCTACCAGAAAACATCCTGCCCTTCCACCCCCGCTACGCCGACTCCCGTTTCAACTGACCGCCCCCCCCGCCATGTCCTCCGTCACCGTCCGTTACCGCGCCGTCACCATCACGGTCTTCCCCTGGACGCACTCGTCCGGCCGCGACTACTGGCGCTTCAAGCACGCCGGCCAGACCGTCACCCGCGCATCTCTCGACGTGGCCAAGGCCGCCGCCCTCGCGCTCTGCAAGGCCACCATGCGCGGCAGCCTCGACCTTGCCGAACTCACCCCGCAACAAGCCGCCGCCTGCCAGCGCATGATCGAAGCCGATCCGTCATGCGCCCTCATCGACGAGTTCCTCGTCTGGCACGGGAAGGCCCGCCCCCGGAAATCCTGCCACGAGGCCCGCGCCGAGTTCCTCGCTATCAAAACCACCAACGCCGGCGACAGCCCCCACAACGTCGCCACCCTCACCCGCCACCTCCAGCACCTGCCAGACCTCACCCTCTGCGACTTCACCCCCGCCAACCTGCCGCCGCTCCCCGGCAGCGCCCGCTCCCGCTCCAACCGCCGCAACGCCTGGATCACCTTCTTCCGCTGGTGCGTCCGCCAGGGCCACCTCCCCCACGGCGAACCGACCGCCCCCGAGCGGCTCGACGCCCCCATCATCGTGCGCGGTGTGCCGAGCACCTACACGCCCGCCGAACTGGCAATCCTCCTCGCCAACGTCGCAGACAAGCACCGCGGATGGCTGGCCTGCGCCGCCTTCGCAGGGATACGAAGTGAGGAACTTTGCCCCAGCCCGCAGAGCAAGAAAACCCCGCTCATGTGGGAAGACTTCTACTGGCGGGAAAAAATCATCCGTCTGCGACCTGCCACTGATAAGAACGGGCAAGGCCGGGTCATCCCGATCCTGCCCGCGCTTGAGGATGCCCTACACGGCGTCCGGCAAACGTCAGGCAGAGTCGGGGCCACGGCCGCCCCAACGACAGCGCCCAAGGGCGGCACAGAAGCCGAGACCACCCGGCTCGGTCATCTCGTTGGTGGGTGGAGGAGGAACGCCCTGCGCCACTCGTTCATCAGCTACCGTGCCGCCGTCGTTGGGATCTCCAAGGCCGCCGCCGAGGCAGGCAACTCAGAAAGCGAGTCGCGGAAATCCTACCAAGATGCCAAGTCGCTAGACGAGGGAGTCCGGTGGTTTGCCGTCCGCGAAAAATGCACCCCAAATGCACCCCCGGAAAATGTGGGCGCAAATCCCTCAGTGACCCATAACCCCCGAAAAAGCCTTACGGAATAAAGGTAGCGGGAACCACTACTAACCGCCAGTAACAGCGGATGAGGGTTCGAATCCCTCCCTGTCCGCCATATTCTATAAGGGTTTGCGGGTTGTGTTCACCGAATGTTCACCACCAACACCAAACACACTGCCATGAATGACCATCAAAAATTCGCCGCCAAGCTCAACGCCGCGCTCGATGCGCGTGGGTGGAGCCAGTCCGAACTCGCCCGCCGCGCCGGGCTTCGCCGGGATGCTGTCTCGACTTACTGCCGCGCCACGGCAATGCCGTCCAAGGTCTTCCTCGACAAGATCGCCAAGGCGCTCGGCGGGTCTGCGGCGGAGTTGCTCGACGGCAGCTTGCCGCCTGGTGCGGTGGTCCCGCCTGCGGTTGCGCCACGGTCGAAGCCTGCCGCCGCGCCGAAGCCGAAGCCTGCGGTGGTCCGCTCGTCGCCCGCTGGGATCGAGTTGCGCCAGGAGGCGGGCGGTGACTTGCGGCTGCGGTTGGATCTGGTGGTGACGCTGGAGCAGGCGATGCAGATTCTCGCGTTGTTGTCCGCATCCCGCACTTCCGCTACTGAAAGCGGATGCGCGAGCGAATGACCGAGAGGTTGCGCTCTTTCGCATACACCCCGTCGCCGAGGCGTGCGCCGGCGGCGTTGGTGTTGCCCTCCACCGTGGGGACGTTGCCGTCTGCGTCTGGCGGGCCGGTGGCGATGCCGATGTGGCTGAAGCGAAAGACCACGATGTCGCCGCGTTTCACGTCGCCCATGTGCGGTTTGCGGAGTTTCACCGTCTCATCGACGCTGCGGCACCACCGCTCGAAGTCCCACGCGCCGGCAGTCATTGGCAAAGGGAAGCTGACCTTCGTCTTGCCGACAGCGGCCTTGACAGACCAGCAGACGAACGCCGCACACCACGGCCACGCGCCGACCGGCAGCCACGTCGCCCGTTGGTATTCCTCGATCTTGAATCCGCCGTTGGGCTTGTTTTCCCGCACACCGATTTGTGATTCGGCGGCGGCTGCGATGAGTTCGGGTAGGTTGGACATAAATCTCAGAATCCTGGGGATTTTTTCTTCATCGGCCCGCCCTTCATGGGTGGTCCGGCCACTGTCTTGACCAGCGCCTCACGGGTGCCTGGGTGGTTGAATGCTTGGATGAGCGGGGTGGCGATCTTGTAGCCGGGGAGGGTCGCTGTCGCGGCGTTGGCGAGCGGCTTCGCAGTGAAGTCCCAGATCGAGCGGGTCAGCTTGCGCTCGTGGGTGTTGGTGTTGGGTGAATCCTTCTTGCCGCCGATGCCAGCGATCTGCCCGAAGATCGAACCAGCCAGTCCGCCTGACGGACCGAGTGCCGCCGTGGACGGGTCGCCGCCGTGGCGAGCGCCCGTCATGGCGTTGAAGAGGATGTCGTAGCCGCCGAAGAACGACGAGCGGGTGGCCACCGAGTAGGCGCGCATCCGGGCTTTTTCCGCCGGGGTCTTGTTCTCCTCCTTCATCCGGGCGGGATCTGAGAAGAGAGACTCGCGGAGCACTTGGATGCCGTATTGCGCGGCGGCCAGGGTGGCGACGGCTTGCACCGTCTCGCGGACCATCTTCGTCCGCTCCGCCGCAGACAGTTTTTCCATCGCACCATCGACCATCGTCTCGCCCTTCACTGCCGTCTGCACGAGGCGGGCGTGGCGGGAGAGCACTTGGTCTTGGAAGGCGAAGAGGAACGACTTGAGCGCGTAGAACATGCCGCCGACCGGCGAGTTGGCGTGCTGGGGGCGGGTGCCGCGCAGGACTTGCAGCGATCCGCCGGACATTCTGACGAGGTGCAGCGCGTCCCGATACATCTTTGCTTCCGGCGTGTCTGCGGTCAGCAGCTTCACTTTGTCGGTGGACTTGGCGAAGTCGTCGGTGAACTTGAGCATCGCCGGGATGTCGGCGGTGGTGATGCCGATCTCGTTGAGGTGCTTGCCAGCGACCGTCTTGTATTTGCCGCCTGCTTGGCGCAGTTCGAGTTGGGTGCGGATGAATCCGTGACTGATGTCCACCGATGCGGCGTGGGTGGCGTTGGTCAGCGCGGTGAGCCAGGTCTTCGCGTGGAACATGGCCACCAGTTCGCCGCTCTTGCCGGCCACCGCGTAGCTGTCGAGGAACCGGTTGGCGGCGAGGATCGAGTTGAAGCCGTCATTGCTGGTGCCGATGGCATTCGAGATGATGCGTGCCTCGTCGGGGCCGAGTCCGCGCAGCTCGCGGGCCATGCCTTTGAATGTTTTGACGTAGCCTGCCGCGATGTCAGACAGCTTGCCGGAACGGATGCCCGCCAGCGCAGGCTCGCCGAGCGAGGAGAACGCGGAGCGGGCGAGGAAGGCAAGCTGGGTGTGGGTGTGCGCGATCTCCAGTGTCCGGCGCATCGCCGGGCTGTCTTGGCCGCCCAGGTTGAAATGCTCCTTCAAGAGCGTGGCGGCCATCGGGATCATGTCGGGGTTGCCCTCGTCGATGAGGTCTTGTCGGAGTTTTTTCCACTTCGCCATCGGGTCGATCTCGCCGTTCGGGCGAGGGTTCCCTTGCGGGTCCAACGCGGGGCCGGAGAATGTGCGGGCCACGCCGGCGGCACGCACCGAGTCGCCGATCTCGCGGCGCAGGATGGCGTCCGGGTCGCGGAGGTAGAACTTGCCGAGCAGTTGGTCTGCCTCGGGTCCGAACTCGCGGGACTTCATCGACGACGGGTTGCCGTTGTGGGGGCTGAACAGGTCGTTGCCGTCCGAGGTGATTCCCACTTCGTCGGCTTCGATGTTGGTCAGATATTTCCTCGCGCTGTCTGCGGCGTCCCGTTTGGCAATCTCCGCCAACTCCGTCTGGATCGTCGCCAGCCGGTCCTTGTTCTTGATTGGGTCGAGACCAGCGGCCTCCTTGTTGAGTGCTGCCACTTCTGCCCGCCACTTCGCCTTGTAGGCGTTGGCGGCCTGCTTCATGAACTCATCCGGGTTGCCAAGGATCGTCGGGCGGTCGAGCACGCGGCGCATCGAGCGCGGCCCCACGTCGCCCACCTCCACACCGGAGTCTTTCATGTGCTTGAGCAGGTCTTCGCGGATCTTGACGTAGGCTTCGACGGCCCGCTTCAACTGCGGTTGGTTGACAAGCTCACCGTCGCGGCTGGCGTCGGTGATGTGGTCGCCCACGCGCTCCATGAACGCCTTGCGCTCGCCACGCGGCATCGCGTTGAGCATCGGGTTGAGGTCGGTCTTGATCCGGTCGAGGTGGTTGGCGAAGGTGGTCACGTCGCGGTTCATCTCCAGGTCGGTCGAGACGCGGTGAACGCCGTCCTTGCCCTTGGCGAGTCCGACAAGATCCTCGGTCCATTTGCCCCATGCGTTGCTGCTGTTGCCAGTGATGTTGCCTTCGGCGAGGTGGCGCATCTTGTTGCCGATGCCCGTCATGTAGGTGGCGTGGAAGTTGGTGGCGAACTGCTTGACGTTGGTCAGCGGTGCGCCCTTGGTGAACGAATCCACCATCCGGCGCGTCCCATCGATTGCGCTGTCAGCCCACTCGCCCCACTCGCGCTGGCTGTCTGTGGTGCGCGACAGACGCTTGTCGCGGGCGAACATCATGTCCTTGAAAATCTTGTCGCCGTTCGCCTTGATGTAGGGTGCTTGGTCGGGGAAGCGGGTTGCCAGCGCGGCGATCAGGTCTTGCTGGGTCGGCGTCTTGCCCTGGGCGACGAGTTCCTCCGCGATCTTCGGCATCTCCAGCATGAGCTTCGCATCGCGCTCGCCAGCGAATCGAAGGTGGTCTTGTGACTTGGCGATCAAAGCCGCCTTGATCGTTGCCTCTTCATCTCTTGAAAGTTGGCGGGTCTTCTTGATGTCTGCGATGACAGTCCGCACGGCCTTGCCGATACGAACGCCAGTCTCCATGAGCTTGATGACAGATGTAAGTGCAGCGTCGTAGGCTTGCGCTCCGAGGATGTCGATGGGCATCGAGTTTATCCG